CAAAAAAAAATCAAATTTTCAACGTAAACGCGAGGGGGCAAGGGGCTGACATTTGCGGGGGTGTGTGTAAAAAAAGAGGTACACGCATTCTAATATTATTTTTGTAATTTTGCTCTTTTTCTCCAATATTTTTTTCTAACCTTTTTTTTCAATTTTGTATCTGTTTTTCTATATGGGCGTAATACCCATTCGTTATTTATTTTGTATGTAAAAAAATCAGCTTTTTCCCATTGGAGGCGATTGTATTTTGCTTTAGGATTAGGTCTAGGGTTATTTATATTCCATTGTTCATCAATGGCTGTGGTTAGTAGTACTACTATATAACATTTTAATATCATATTTCAGTTCCTTTGGTGAGTTTTAGATAGAGACCATCTATTCCCCCTGCGGTTAAACAGGAGGAGTAGCCTCTATTACAGTTCCTTCGGAGCCGTTTCGCTTGATAGGACAATCGTTTTGGTAACTAAGCTCAATTGTCTTCGACTTGCTTTGTGGCTGTTGTTACAAATCCCCTTTTAGTAGCCGTTGTTTCTTACTGTACCCTAAAAGCGTTTAGCCAACCGATACAGCGGACTAAATATATTATGGATATTTATGTAATGCAATATTTATTTTTATTTTGTATATTAATTTATATGGATTCAAAGACAATTAAAGGCAAAGAACATATTCTTTATGATAATATGAAGGAGTTTATGGCGTTTAATCCAATGTTAAAGCCAACTGGCGACTGGCGACGCGGCAAGGAGGACGACTGGGTCTATACAGATGACCTGCATGTATGTCAAATCCTGCGCGTTTTTTTTGTTACAGTCCCTTCTACAGGTAAAAAGCAGAAATGTGTGCGTACAGTCTGCGGTTCTTACGTTGTTGGGCAGGAAAATCTAAAGATGTTAGGCGAAAACGGCGTTGCAGAGAACATTTACACGTTTTCTAGCACGTATAACACGATAAAAGAGGTTAGAGAGAAGAAAGTATCGTCTAAAAAGTTTTTATTTGCGCAATACGTAGCTGCAGGAATGGATTCAAGTGAGGCATATAGTAAAGTCTACCCAAAGGCCAAGGACACAACGTATATCAAGACTGCAGCTAACAAATTATTACAACAGAAAAAGGTACAACAGATGGTAAAAGAAGAAATCAAGGAAGTTTTAGCCGCTGAAGGCGTTACTCCTGAGTTTATTATCCGATTATACAAAGATATTGCTGATATATCAGAGCGGGACTCTGATAGGCTGCGTAGCTTAGACGCGCTTGCAAAAATATCAGGATTGTTTGATACGGACAAAAAACAGGAACAACTAACCGTTTGGAGCGGATTTACGCCTGAACAGCTGGAGGCTATCAAGAGTGAACAAAACAACGTCAAAGTACTCGCGCACGCAGAAAAAGAAGGAGAGTAGTGCAAAAGACCCTTGTGTAGTTTGCGAAAAAGACTTATATTACGACGATGAAGTAACGCAAAGAATTGGTATGATAGAGTCTGATGGCAACATTAAATCATGGAAATGCCCGTTTTGTGCGTCTGAGTTTGATTTAGACGATAATATTCTGTATATATACGGAGAAGACAATGCTAAAGGATTAACTTGAAAAAAAATTGAATTGAAAGAGAACTTGCAAATATCCCAGTTAGGGACGCTCGAGATAGAGATTTGCCGCAATTTAAAGAAGGCGGAAGAACACCAGCGTGGCAACGCAAAGAAGGTAAAGACCCTAAAGGGGGTTTAAACCGTAAAGGCGTTGAATCTTACCGTAGGGAGAATCCTGGCTCTAAATTACAGACTGCTGTTACTACAAAACCAAGTAAATTAAAAAAAGGCAGTAAAGCTGCAAAAAGACGTAAATCATTTTGTGCTAGAATGAAGGGTATGAGAAAAAGGCAAAAACCTAGTAATAACACAGGTAAAGATAGATTATCTTTATCGCTAAAGAAATGGAATTGTTAAATGCCAAAATTTGGAAGTAAATCAAGAAAAAACTTAGCAACCTGCCACGAAGACCTGCAGGACTTATTTAATGAAGTAATCAAGCATGTTGACTGCAGCGTCATTGAAGGCCATCGTAGTCAAGAAAGGCAGGATAAGTTGTATGAGGAAGGAAAAACCAAGCTCAAGTACCCAAAGGGCCGTCACAATGCTAGCCCTAGTCGTGCTGTCGACGTTGTCCCTTACCCTGTTGACTGGAATGATAGAGAGCGTTTTCACTTATTTGCAGGCTTTGTTTTAGGCGTTGCGCAGTCAATGGAGATAAATATTCGCTGGGGAGGCGATTGGAATAAGAATTTTGAAGTAGATGATAACCAGTTCGATGATTTTCCTCATTTTGAACTATTAAAGGATTTTTAAATGGCAGAAGAATATGTAGACCCAAGAGCTTTTGGAACGCAAATATTAGATTATTTAACAGCTGGAACCTCTCCATCTGAATTTAGAGGCGCGCATGAAGATATTGATAAAATAATTGCCAATGCAGATGCAAAAACTGAATATGCTAAATTATTTGATATTGACTATGGTACAGATAAAATGGCATATTTTAGACATCTTAACCCTTCAGATAGCACCGTTACTATTCTTACAGGCCTAATTAACTCTTTAGCTCCATCAATGATGAGTGATAATGAAAGATTATTAATGGATGCGAAAAGAACTAAAGACAATCCAACTACAGTTGTACAAGCAGCAAGGGCATTAGCTGAACTACGCAATAGATAAAAATAATGGCTAATTTAAACCTTAATGGTAATGTTTCAAAGAATGAAGAAACGCTCCATTTAGCGTACAATGATTTAATTACATTTGGCAAGATGTTTAGTCCACAGGACTTTTTAGCATCTGCTACCCCAGATTTTCACAGAGATGTCGGAAGTCTTCTTATAGACCGAACAAAACAGCAATTAGCACTAGTTATGCCTAGAGACCATGCTAAATCCACTTTAGCGGCCTGTGCTGTGCTTCACAGGTTTCTATTTGCTACAAAAGATAATCCAGAGTTTATTGCATGGATTGGTGAAGCTCAAGACCAGGCAAGGGATAACCTCGCATGGATACAGAACCACATATATGATAATCCAGCTATACATTACTATTTTGGTGATTTAGAAGGAGATAAATGGACAAAAGACGAATTTACACTAAGAAACGGCTGCCGAATGATTGGCAAGGGTACTTCACAAAGATTAAGAGGGAAAAGACAGAACTCGACAAGATACACAGGAATTATACTTGATGACTTTGAATCAGAGTTAAATACTAAAACTCCTGATTCTAGGAGACAAATTAAAGAATGGGTGACTGCTGCAGTATATCCAGCGATTGATTTTGACAAACAAGGATTTTTATGGTGCAATGGAACTATTGTACATTATGACAGTTTTTTAAATGGCTTAGTAAATAAACACCGAGAGGCGGTAAAAACGGGCGAAGATTTTGCTTGGTCGGTTTATACTAAAAAAGCAATCGAAGATGGCGTTCCTATTTGGCCTTCACGTTGGCCAATGAAAAAATTAGAAGAGCGTAAGCAATTTTATATTGATTCGGGTACCCCAGCTAAATTCTATCAAGAGTATATGAACCAGGCAAAGTCGCCCGAAGACCAGATATTTAGTGAGGAGGATATTAATAATGCGCTCTATAAAGGAAATGCAAGATATGATGCAGAGTATGACTCATGGTACATCAAAATGGACGATGGTCGAAAAGAGTATGTTAATATTTACATTGGCGTTGACCCTGCTTCAACACTTGGCCAGCGTAACGATTATTCTGTTATTATGGTTATTGGCGTTACTTCAGAGTTTGATTACTATGTTATTGAATACTGGCAAGAACGAGTCTTACCTATGGACTGTGCAGACAAAATATTTGAAATTACAAAACGATATAGCCCGATACGAAGAATCAACATAGAAACTGTAGCTTATCAAGAAATGCTTAGAGACTATGTTATGAAGCGTAGTAAGAGTGAAGGAGTGTTTCTACCAGGAATTGAAAAAGGAATTAAGAATTACAATCAAAAAAAGAAAGATAGATTGTTTGAAGGGCTACAACCAATGTTTAAAGCTGGTGCTGTTCATCTTAAAAAAGAAATGCATGAGTTTATTGGCGAACTTCTTGATTTTCCTAAAGGTAGTCACGATGATACTATCGATGCATTTTGGTTAGCAACGCAATATGCTAGAGGAAATCCTAAAGCAGGAAACACTAAAAAAAGAAAAAATAAAAAAGGAAAATGGCATAAACCTAAAAAAATGTATAATTGGATGACAGGTGCTCGAAAATAGCTGTTGTTTATGTCGATAAATAAGCTTATATTATGAGTTATGATACGAGAAGATATTAGAGTAAAAGAAATAAGAGAGCTGTTTGATAAATGGCAAAAAGCTCGTGTCGATTGGGATACTGCGGCTAGAGAAGATATTGACTTCTATTTAGGTAATCATTTTTCTGAAGATGAGGTAAGTGAGCTTGATTCGAGAAATCAGTCTTCAATGCCAATCGATAGGTTGTATTCTGCTATAGAACAGTTTAAAGCTATCGTTACTTCTAAAACCCCCAAGTTTTCTGCAATTGGCAGAGAAGATTCTGATAATAAGCTTACAAATGTATGGCGTACTATACTTGAGTATATATGGGATATATCTGATGGTAATGAGATATTTAAACAAGTTGTTCATGATTACGCTGTTACAGGCTTGGGTTATTTTTATGCATATCTTGATAGAGATGCAGATTATGGTCGAGGTGAGGTTAAATTAACATATGTAGACCCATTTCGTGTATACGTAGACCCAAATGCAAGAAGTAGATATTTTGATGATGCGTCAGGCATTATTGTATCAAGTATACTTACAAAACAACAACTTATTGATTTATATCCACAGCTTTCACAGCCTGTTGATGAAAATAGCGACAAACTACTTATTGACCAAATTGAAGCGTTAAGCGGAGATGAAGATTATCCTAATGCTACTAATAAGACCACAATGCAGTCATTTACGCCAGATAATATAAAAGATAAGGATTATGATGTAAATAAGTATAGATTGCTTGAATACTACCGAAAAGTACGCATACCGTACTATAGAGTGTTAGATACAAGAAGTGGTGATGAGCGTATTATGACACAAGAAGATTTTGCACAAATGGCAGAAGATAAAGATTTTGCAATGGCTATACAGCAAAAACTTATTGATTTTGTAGAAGTTACTCAAACAAGAATTAAATTAACATGTACAGTTGGACAAATTGTATTATATGAAATGATATGTGATACAGATGTATATCCAATAGTTCCAGTTCCAAATATATGGACAAATACTCCATATCCAATGAGCGATGTTAGAAAAAATAAAGCATTTCAAAGGTTCCTCAATAAGACAGTGTCACTAATCACATCCCATGCCCAAGCGTCAGCTGGATTAAAGCTACTCGTACCCCAGGGTAGTGTTAGCGATATAGAAGAACTCGAAAGAGATTGGTCTAATCCTAATGCTACTATCGAATATGACCCTTCTTTTGGGGAACCGCATTTTCCTGCTCCACAACCATTATCAAGTTCTATTATGTCTCTTCCTAAGATGATTGAAGGATATATTGATTTAAATATTGGTATATTTGAAATGATGCAAGGAAGTAGTGAAGCTGCACCTAGAACATATAGTGCAACAATGATGATGGAGGATGTAGGTCAAAGACGGTCTAAGTCTAAGCTAAGAGATATTGAAGGTTCACTACGAAGAGTTGGACAAGTATGTTATAATATGGCAAAACAACATTATAACTTTAAGAAAACATTTAGAATTGTACAGCCAAATAACGATATAAATGAATATACAATTAATAAAAGATTATATGACGATAAAAGTCAGCAATTAATTCAAATTGAAAACGACGTATCTGTTGGACAATTTGATATAAGAATTATAGGAAGTTCTACTTTACCTTCTAATAAATGGGGTGAATGGCAAATATATATGGAAGCATATCAAGCTGGTCTTATTGATAGGGTTGAAGCTCTTAAAAAGACAGAGATATTTGACAAAGAAGGTGTATTATCAAGAACAGATGAAGTGCAAAGATTACAAGGAATGTTACAGCAAGCTCAAGAGCAACTTAAACGTGTAAGCGGTGACTTGCAAACTGCTCAAAGAGAATCTGTATCATCAAGACAGCGTACTGAAGTAGAGAAATTTAAAGGTAGGCTGAAAGAACAAGAATTAGATAGCAAGACAAAAGGTAAGCTGCAATTAGGCAGATTACAAGATGCGGTTAAACTCGAATCCGAGAAATTACGTATGAATACACGTAGTCAAACTCAACTAGGAAAAGAGAAATCGCAGGAAGGAGCTAAATAATGGATAACGCATTAGAAACTGGACATCTAGAAGGTGAAGCCGTCGATAATGTAGGGCAAGACGAAGCAGTCAATACGCAAGAGAGTTCTACAAACTGGGAAGACCAAGCAAAGTATTTCCAAAGTGAAAAGGATAAACTCGCAGCGGAAAACTCAAAACTACAGCAATATGAAAAAATTGGAAAATTATTGGAATCACGACCAGATATAGCAAATGCAGTAGCTGGTATGGTGCAAGGCGCACCGAGTGGTCAACCAACAACTCCACAACGTATTACTTTAGGAAAAGATGAATTTGACCCATGGGAAGCCTATAATGACCCGCAGTCTAAATCGTACAAGTTCAGACAACAAGAACTACAAGACTCTATTAATGGAGCCGTACAACAACAAGTTGAAGGATTACAAAAAAGCCAAGGCGAAATGCAATTAAAGACCGAACTACAGCAACGAGGGCTTACTCCCGCAGAAGTAGACTCTTTTATGAATTTTGCAGGTCAGAATCCAGCAGAGTATGGTGTTGATGGTGCTATTAAAATGTGGAGAGCTGTAGCTGAGTCTGAACCCAGCAATCAAGTTCCAAATCCACTAGATGATGTAAGGCAGACACAAGGTGGCCCAGCTCAAGGCGGGATACTCCAAGGTCAACCTGCACAATCTCCTAAAACAGATGATGATACTATGTGGGAAGGCATTATGAGTGCTGGAAGTAGAAGTGATGTTTTAAAATAAACTAAGGAGAAAATAAAATGTCTGAGAAATTTAACTCAGGACAAGTAAAATTTGGAACTCCAGGTTCACAAACAGCACTATCTCTATCAAATGCGTCAAGACGATTATATGACTTTAGTGATAGAGTAGCTGATTTAGCACCAGAGGAGTCTCCATTTTTTGTCTATTTGTCAAAAGTAGCTAAAGTTCCAACGTCGGATAGTCAGTTCCGATTTTTGGAAGATAGAACTAAGGTTCATATGACTGACAGAAGCTTTTTGCTAAAAGGTGCAACAACTCTTGTAGCTGAAGGCTCATCTATGGATGTAACATTTGATACATCAGGTGCAGCATCTGTAGATTTTTTATTGCCAGGAATGGTAGTAGCAATTGGAGATATTGATGGTAATTCAGTACCAACAACTGCAAATGTAAGAATAAATACTGTAAATCATGGAAGTAACGAAACTGTATGTAATATAACATCTATTTCACATGTTGCTGGTGCAAGTACTCTTGCTTTAGCAGATGATTCAAAATCTACTGTTGTTGGTACATCTTTTGAGCAAGGTTCTGGTTCACCAGATGTATTTTCTCAAGAGCTAGACCATGACTTAGGTTACACACAGATATTTAAAACTGCGTGTGAAATGACTAACACTGCACGAGCAACTATCTACAGAGGCTATGCTGATGAGTTCCAAAGAATTTGGAATCTTAAATTAAGAGAGCATAAAGTAGATATTGAGCGAGCAATGTTATTTGGCCAAAAAGGTACTCAAGGTGGTATACAGTACACAGATGGTATTGTAGGCTCAACTATTAGAAATGGATACGCTAATGTTGTAAATGACGGTGACCAACTTTCTTACAATGCTGGTGTTCCTTATTACAAATCTAATACTGCAGCTGAGTTAACATATGATGATATCTTATCTGATTTTGAAGTAATCTTTGACCCTGCAAGGGGTGGAGGAAGAAGTAAACTTGCTTTAGCTTCACGACCAGTTATATCTCATTTTAACAAACTAGGTTCAACTGGTTTTGTTGGAGGTTCTTTAACTGATGGAGACCAAAGATATAACTTCCCTGCTAGCCAAGGTCAGTTTGGTCACTTAATAACAAAAGTAGATACAATACATGGTGATATTTCAATGGTAGCTGAGTCTCTATTTAGAGGTTTTGCTGCAGGATTCATGATGATGGTTGATTTAGACCACGTATCATACAGACCTCTTGTAGGAAATGGCCTTAACAGAGACACATCTATTACAACTAATGTGCAACAGGCTGATGAAGATTTACGTAAAGATATGATTCTAACAGAAGCAGGTCTTGAAGTATCTCTTCCTGAAACTCACGCACTTATTAATTTGGAGGGTGTGTAAAATGAGAAGTGATTATTTAAATGAAAACATAATGAGCAATAGCGGACACAAGAAAAAAGTAAAAGTTCTTTCTACTGCTTCAACTCTTGCAGAATCTGATTCAGGGTCAATATTTTTATTAAACTCTACTGCAGAATTTGCTACAACACTACCAGCAGTTGCTACTGCAGGAGCTGGTTGGTATTGTAAAATTGTTGTAGAAGCTGCACCATCTGGTGCATCTTATACAGTAATTGAAGGTGAAGGTTCTGACGCTAATGTTATTATCGTTAATGGTATAAACGAGCTTGAAGTTGACACTAGTGATGATGGTGTATCAAGCACAGGATGTTCAACAATTACTTTTGCAGATGGCGTAGCTATTAAAGGTGATTTTATTGATATCTGGTGTGATGGTTCAAACTATTATGTTTCAGGTCAAACTAAAGCTGATGGTGGTATATCAGTAGGATAATCCAAAATCATAAGGGTTAACAGTTTTGTAGGACTGTGCAGGGTATCGTATAAAGGGTACCCTGCGAACCTACTAAAATTTTAACAGTACGTTCACGCTCTAGCCAAGAGCTTAAAGTACACTCACAAAGGAGAATAAAATGGCAGAAACAAATATACATGATTTTACCGTTCAAGAACGATTAGGTAAAATGGCAGTTGATTTAATTGACGTAACATTAACAACTGATGCAGAAGCACATGCAGACAATGATGTAATCGCACAATCTATAGAAATACCAAACGCAGTTGCAGTTAATGGAGGTGCAGCAATAATTCAATCTATTATGGTATTAGATGAAGATGATGAAGCTCCTGCTATTGAATTATTATTTTCACAAGTAAATACAGCGATAACAGATGACGAAGGTGAAGCTATAGGTAATAGTGTAAGTGATTTAGATGCGACTTTTAGAAGTTTTTTGGGTGCAGTAACTGTATCTAATTATAGTGATTTAGTTGATGCTCAAATAGGAATTAAATCAAATATTGGACTCGTTGTAAAAGCAGCATCTAATTCAAGAAGCATATATGTACACGCAATAAATAGAAGTGGTGGAACATATACACCTGCTGCAACAACAGACTTAAAACTTCGTATAGGAATAGTAAAAGACTAATGTTTCCGACACGTAGAATAATAACAAGTAGTGGCGATAAGTTTAGAGATGAGTTCTCTTTAGCGTTTGATGGTACTAATGATTATATAGCAACTGGAGGTAAGCCAGTTGATACAGCAGATGCTACGTATGTTTTTTGGACTAAATCAAGTGTTAGTGGTAGTAGTAATAGAGCAATATTTGCGCATGGTAATGATAGAGTAGGTGAATTTAGTTTAGCTTATGATAGTGGTGGTAAGGCATTATTATATTTACATTCAAGTTTATATCAATATTGGGATGATGGGGCAGGAAATTCTCATGTAAGCGATGGAAAATGGCATCATGTTGCAGTAGTAGTAGATATTGATAGTATGCCTGATTGCAAATTATATATTGATGGAGTGGAGATGCCTCAAGGGGCTCGTTCTACAAGTGCAACTGCAACAGCTTATGGTAATATGGAAATAGGCAGGGCAAATTCTACAACAGAATTTGAAGGCAGTATTTCAGAACTTGCAGTATATGACAAACATTTGTCGATATCAGAAGTAAAGACACTATATAATGGCAGAGAGCCTTATAACCACAAAGAAGGCGTATGCTCATCTAACTTACAAGCGTGGTGGCGTATGGGTGATGGGGTATTTGATGGATTTCCTATTGTACAAGACCAAACAAATACAAATATAGGTAGTAATCTTGTTTCTAATCCAACATTTGACACAAACACTACTGGTTGGGAACAATATGCAGGTGGAAGTGGCGATGACAATACAATATCAAGAGAAACATCTATAGTACACTCAGGTAGTGGCTCATTGAAAATAACACACGCGGCAGGTAATAATGGATATGGTGCAAAATTGGTTGGTAATCCACTTACAGGTACAGCAAACAAACTTATGATAATCGAAGGATATGTATATATTCCATCAGGCTCATATAGTGGTGGTAACCCTATTTTAACAGATGGTGGAGCGTTTAGCAGTGCATCATCACATAGTAGAATTGAAGCTGATGCAAGTATTACTAACCAATGGCAATACGTAAGAACAGTTCAAATATTAGATTCTGATGTAACAGGTACTATATTTTTATTTACAACAGGAGATGACCCAAGTGCAGGAGATATATTGTATTGGGATGACATAAGTGTTCGCATGTTAGAAGGTAACGCAGGGCAAATGTATAATATGGATGCAGATACTTTTAAAGGAGATACACCATAATGGCTTTTGAAAATAGAAAATGGGTTATTGTAAGCGTATCTGATATAACAGATGAAATGATAAGTAGTGCAATACAATCATCTATGAATACATTAAGAAAAACATTAGATGGCACTCAAGCAATACTTAAATGGGATGGCAACACACCTACTTGCTTTGATGGTATGACAACTTATAACCATAGCGAAATATTAGCAGAACTTGCTAAATCAACTTGGACAGAAAATGAGTAAAAAAAGCACAGTTAATAAAGCAGGCAATTACACAAAGCCAACAATGCGTAAGCGTTTATTCCAAAGTATAAAAGCTGGTTCTAAAGGTGGGCCTCCAGGGGTATGGTCGGCTCGTAAAGCGCAACTTCTTGCTAAACGATATAAGTCATCTGGTGGTGGCTACAAAAAAGATGGTGGTATAGTTAGGCCTAAATATGCTAGTGGAGGTAAAGCAGAATCTCAAAGGTCTCTTGACCAATGGACATCAGAAGAATGGGATAATGTTTCAGGTAAAAAAGGAGATAGATATCTTCCTAAAAAAGTTCGTGAAGGAATGAGCTCAGGGCAAAAAGCTGCAGAGAATAGAAAGAAAAGAAAAGCTAGTAAATCTGGTAAAGTAAAAGCTAAATATTCAGATAGTTTAAAAAAGAGTATGCGAAGCAAAGGCGTGTACTTAAAAGGCGGAAAACTAGAAGGCCCATCGCATAAAGAAGGTGGTATTCCTATAGAGGTAGAAGGTGGTGAGTACATCATCAAAAAGGATTCGGTAAATGATAAAACTTTACCTATATTACAAGAGATAAATAACACAGGTCAATACACAGGTGCTGATAAAAATTACGACTTTCCTGTTTTTGACGCTAGAGAAAGGTCAGAAAAAAAATGAAAAAAGATGATATGATGAAAAACGTAAAAGAGTTTGCAGCTGGCGGAATGACTGATGGTAGAGAAAGAAGTGAACAGATGTACGCAGGTGGCGGCAAAACAGGTTACAATAAAATTGGAATGATGAAACATGGTGGCATGTACGGTGAGAAGAAGATGATGCATGGTGGCGTTATGATGGAAGATAAAAAAATGATGGGTCATGGTGGAAAGATGAAAGATAAAATGATGTATAAGCATGGTGGAAAAGCTATGAAGCCAGTTGATTCATCTAAAAATCCAGGTCTTGCAAAATTACCAACAGAAGTTAGAAATAAAATGGGATACATGAAACATGGTGGTAGTGCTGCTAAAATGAAAGCTCATTCAAAGGGTCATTCTAAGGCTCATATGGATTCAATGAATAAAGATATGCATAAAGGTGATAGTTTTGATGCAGCTCATAAAAAAGCTATGAAAAAGGTAGGAAAATAAATATGGCTAGCAGATATTGGAAGCGAAACAATGAAGGAAAACTTGTAGAGTTTTTTCCTAATCAAAGAAGTTTTGCAGATGGCCCTGTTAGTAATCATGTGAATATGAGAAAAACTTGGAGTGGCACAACTAAAATAGAATTTAGTCAAACTACTATGGACAAAGATATAGCTGATAGGAATAATAGATAATGGCAAATTTTGATGCACAAATACAAGCATTAGCAGGAACAGCAAATAATACTGAAATGAATGATTGGGCAGCTGATGGAGCAAAGGAGATAATTAATATTTTGCCTCCTGATTTAAAAGCAAAATGCACAACATTTACTTTACTAAATGCAAGTTCTACTACTTTAGATTTAGATACTATAGGTGAAATAATGCATGTAACAAGGGAAAATGCTGATTCTGGGTATTATGTTCCATGCAGAAAGATTCTAGCAATGTATGGAGATATGTCAAATGATTCTGGAAGTATGATGTATTATGCAACTGCTACTGACCCAGTATATTGGATAGACAGCAATGGTAGTGATGCTGCAACATTATTTGTAAAACCAACACCTACTGATGCTCAACCTGCAAAAGCATATCATATTTCATATCCTTCTATTACATGTAGTGATGTAAGTACAATACCAAACTTTCCAGATGAAGCAGAATATTTAGTAGTATTATATGTAGCTATAAAAGTATTGCATAATAAAATGAATGAAATGAACTCTAACACAGCTATTGATACAACTTCTTTTGGAGCCATAACAACTGAATTAAATAAAGTAGACGATGTAATTGTTGAAGCAAGTAATAAAATAGATGCTTTTTATACTTCAATTGGAGATATTGATGATACTAATGAACTTTTTGATAATACAAATAAAAGATTTACAGTAGTAAGAGATGCTCTGCTTTTAGCGCAAAATTTAATTGATGGTGACCAACCTAATTCAGCTTATGATGCATATGCAAATTTATCAGATATTGATAGTGCTATGGGTGCAATAGATGCTCATTTAAGTGATGGAGAAACTGTATTAGGAGCAAATCCATCATCAAGTGAAATAAATACAGCAATAGGTTTAGTAAAAACTGCAGTAGACCAAGCTGCAACAGCAGCAGGAAAATTTTTAGCTTCTGAATCTGATTCTGTTTTTGGAGATGAAGATACATTTGAAACAGCAACCTCATCTATAGCTGGAGCACGAAATGCATTAACTAAAGCTCAATCTTTAATTGATGAATCAACTATAGGTGGTGATACAGAACCAGAATCTGCTCAGTATTGGCTTAATGATGAAGATGCTGAAATGGTAAATGCAACTATTAGCGTTGCAAGAACTGAAATATTAAGAGCAGAAACTGAAATAGCTCATTGGGTATCTATAGGAGATATGCGGGTAAAAGAAGTTCAGGTTGCATTGCAAGAAGCTGATGGCTATGCAAATGAAGTTCAAGCAAGATTATCTTACGCTAAAGCATATGCAGATGCTGCTAGAGCTAGAAGAGCAGAGGGAGAGGGTCGTATTGCTCAATTAAACGCTACAGTTTCTGTTGCCAATCAAGAACTTCAAAGAGCTCAAGTTGCGATTGCAGAAATAAATAGTTTAATGGCATCTTATAAATTAGAATTAGATGGTGTTCCATTATATTTTCAAGAAGCATCAAGTTATATTAGTCAAGCTCAAGGATATATAGCAGAATCACAAATTAGAATGGAAAGAGAAGGCCAAAAATATAATTGGTATCAATCACAACAAGAAAAATTACAACAAGATTATGACAAAGGCATACAGATGCTTATTGCTTCAAATATGCCTGCTGAAAATACAAAAAGAGAACAGGAGTAAAAATGGCAAGTACACTGACAGCCGCAACACTAACATCAACAATATCAGAGTCAATAACTTTAAATGGAAAAAATCAAGGTGGTACTACTACTGTGAGTATCCCCGACATTAAAAGTGTATACAAGCGAATTATTACATGTCCAGCAAATCAAACAACGACAATAGCTACTTTTGCAAGCACTGTACATGCTTCGGCTGGTGCAATAGACGTAGAAGATGCTAGATATATACGTGTTACAAATTTAGATGCAACGGCTCCAATAACATTGGCAGTTGTAGGAGCAGCGACATTATATCAAGTTTCATTGGAGTTTGGAAGAAGTCATGTTTTATCTACACCTGATGGTTTAATGCTGGCAGAAGAAGATACTAGTCCAAGTTTTGGCACAAAAGCAGATATAGCCAGTCTTCAAATAAATCCTGCTGGAAACACAGTAGATATAGAAATAATGGTAGCAAGCGTATAGGAGATTAAATGACTGTTAAAGATATAGTAGGGCAAATAGAACATTTATTTGGCAGGCAGCCAGAGCAATATATGTATCAACTAATTAATGATGGATTATTAGATATTGCATCTACAGTTCAACATTTTAGTGCTGTTGCTAGAACAGATTTGACTTCATATCAACGATGGTATGATTTGGATGATTCTGCAGTTATAGATGTATTTAGGGTAGAAATACTTGATAATAATAATAGGTATGTAATGATTCCTAAATTAGCAGATTCACACAAACTACTTAAAGAAGACAGTGATGTTGAAATTAACACAAAAACTTAGGAGTATATAATGGCTACTAATAAACGAAGTTTCCCTAATGATTATTTTGCATGGTATAATGATGATAATCGATTAGCTGTAGTTTGTAGAGTATTGTCATCAGATAGCACTGCAACAGTTGATGATAAATTTGATACATATACAGGAGATGACGTTACAAGTGGAATTAGAATGCATTATCATGCTAAGTATACTCCAGTAACATCTTTAACTCAAGATTTAACATCAAACTCAGGTCTTGATTCAGGTCTACATTCAGCGTTAGTTGACTATGTAAAATCAAGATTATTAGAAGATGCAGGTGATTTACAGCGAGCATCTTATTTTAAGGCAAAATACGATAAACACATCAAGCAATACCCACACCGAAAAACAGGCGTAAGACAATTAGCTGTGCCAAAGCTATAAGGAGAATAAATGGCAACAAATTGGATAGTAGAGACAATATCAACTGCGGTAAGCGATACAGGTAATAAGACTGCATACTTAGCAGATAGTAGCGGTTTTAATATAAATGATTCTAGTGACAGTGCAACTATATTTAAAGTATTAAATGATTCTAGTGATTATTATAGCATGGCAATATATGGGCATGAGGGTCAATCAGCTAAGTTTTATTTAGTTGCAGATAATGGTGATGACCAAGCAGATGCATGGTTATGGCAGGTAGCAGATGGTGGTACAATGTCATGGAAAGCGCGTTCATCAGGTACAGGTGACCCTCAAGGAGATACATATGCTAACACTACAATGTCTCTTGATACTAGTGGTAATCTTACGACATTAGGAAATGTAACAACTGGTACGAGAATAAGAGCAGTAGCAGGTGAAGGTGGAAATGCGCAGATTGAACTATGGGCAGATGAAGGTGATGACAATGTAGATAAATGGGCAATAGGTTCCTTTGCCTCTAACAACTATCTTTATTTTTGGAATTTTATTGATGGCACATGGGGCCCAAAATTATACTTAACTACTTCAGGAGATGCAGTTGTAGCAGGAACTCTTGATGTAGCAGGTGCTTCAGTTAATATTGGTGCAAATTCTTATTTAACGCTAACAGAAAATGAAATTGATGTTTCAAGTGGAAATTTAACATTAGATGTTTCTGGTGATATTGAATTAAATGCTGATGGTGGAGATATTCAATTTAAAGATGATACTGCGCTATTAGGCTCAATTTCAAATGCAAATAAAAGTCAAACTTTAGGATTACACGCTGGAAATGCAATTGCTAGTGATTTGATGTCTACTGCAATAGGATATGAAGCTTTAAAAACTGAAGATGGAGCAGTTGGTAATATTGCTATAGGTCATCAAGCATTAAAGTTATCAAATGATGATGATGCTGATTATAATATTGCAATTGGATTTGAAGCAATGGAAAATGGTACTGCTCCAGGTCAAAAAAACATTGCAATAGGATATGAATGTTTAACAGCTGCTGGATTCTCAGGAAGCTTTAATGTATCTATTGGAGGCCTTTCATTAACTGCTTGTGAAGAAGGTGCTAGAAATGTAGCATTAGGTCATTCTGCGCTTGCAAGCGCAGTAGAAGATTCACGAAATATTGCAATTGGATATGAAGCCTTAACTACTCAAAATGCAGGTGGAAGTGATAACGCAGCAACATCGACATATAATACTGCCGTAGGATATAATTCAGGCAAATCTATAACAACAGGAATGAATAATACTTTATATGGTGCTTTGTCTGCAGATGCATTAACATCAGGAACTAATAATGTTGCAATTGGAATTAATAGTATGGGAGTAGCTCAAGATGTTGATAATTTAATAGCCATAGGGACAAATGCATTGAATTCATGTAATAGTAGTGATTCAGATGGGACTGTTGCTATTGGATATTATGCATTAAGTGAGAATATTGATGGTCGATATAATACCGCGCTAGGATATAATGCATTAAAAGAAAATGTAGATGGAGATGGAAATACAGCTGTTGGATATCAAGCATTACAAAACTTTGAAGCAGACTCTAATGGACATGGAAATAATACGGGATTAGGAGAACATGCTGGTCGATTTGTATCTACGGGAACAGGAAATACAGCTCTTGGAGCTAGTGCTTTACAAGGAGGCTCGGGTTCACAAATAACTGGAGATAAAAATACTTGCGTTGGACTTAATACTGGCCTTGTAATAGAAGGAGCAGCATCAAATAATACGTTAATAGGAGCTAGCGCAGGCGATGCAATAACTACAGGAAGTAGCAATACCGTTGTAGGACACAACGCATTAACAGAAAATTCTACTTCTGATAACAATGTTGCAATAGGAAGAGAAGCAGGCAAGTTATGTACTTCTACACAAAATGTATTTTTAGGAGCTTTAGCAGGCAATGCAGTTACTAGTGGAAGAGATAATGTTATAATTGGATACGGCTCAGATGGAGCTTTAGATAAAGATAATCAAATTGCAATTGGACACAATGCTACAGGTGCTGAAGATAATACAATTGTTATTGGAGATGGAATTACTAATAGCACTACTGATACATTTGCATTTGGGAAAGCAAGTAATATTGCAACTTCTAGTGCATTTACAAACTCAGGTTCTTGCACTTTTGCATTTTCTTCAGATAGAAGAAAAAAACAAAATATTAAAGATGGTGAACTAGGATTAGAATTTATTAATAAACTTCAATATCGCACTTTTAATTGGAAACCATCAAATGAATTTCCAAAAGAATGGAATGATTATAATGAAGAAAATACAATGAATTTAGATAAAGTTCATCATGGTTTTATTGCACAGGAAGTAAAAGAAGTATTAGATGAATATGGAGTAGCAGATGAAATGGATGTATGGTCTGAAGATGCAGATGGAATGCAAAGATTAGCAGAAACTAAATTAATAACTCCACTTATTAAAGCTGTTCAAGAATTATCAAAAGAAGTAGAAGAATTAAAAAATAAAGTAGGAGAATAATAGTAATGAGAGTAAAAGATTATAGCACTTTGAAATCAGCATCTAAAGTTGCTTTCTCTAAAGAAACGGTTGATGGAGTTGATGTTATTAAATTGACTGAAAAAAGATTTAATTCAAGTACTGGTGAAGCTCTTTCTGATGTAGTAAGAGAGGTTGAGCTATCTAGTTATGAGCTTGAAAAATCATCTTTAGAGGCAGAAAAATTAAAAATTGAAGCTGATATTGCAGAATTAGATAAAATTATAATTGATATAAAAGCATTATAAACAGGAGAAGTAGTAAAATGGCAGGGAAGAATGGGGAAAATCTAGCTAACGAAGAAAAATTACAATCTCTTCAAGAGCAATTAACAGAAGTAATAACTAAAAGAGAAGAGTTGTCAACTGAATTAAATAGATTGACGACAATTGCTCTAAAACTTCAAGGCGCAGTTGAAGTATTGCAAGGGATACAAGAAGAATCAGAAACAAAGGAGGAGAAATAGTGCTAGATACACTAAAAACTTCATGCTGTGGCTTAGGCGGCCTAGCTTTAACATTTATGGAAGCAATTCCAGATGTGCTTAGAGTATTAATCGCTGCGGTTACACTTGCCTATATGGTAGTGAAGTTACGCAAAGAAATGAAATAAATGGCTAGAAAGTCTAAAGGGGTGGTGAAGCGTGCTATCGTCACCCCTGACAAACATTTTCCTTTGGCTGATATGTCAGCGATTAGCTGCTTAAAACAGGCAATCGAAATAGTCAAACCAGATATATATATAGATTTAGGAGATGTTGGCGAATGGCACGGAGCATCTCATTGGCAATGGAAAAGAAAGAAACGTCCTCCACTAGAGTATCAATTACCTTTTATTGACCAAGATATAGCAGAGGTAAATGCAGGGATGGACTGGATAGATGAATCGTTAGACAAAGTAAATTGTAAGACAAAACACATGATAGAAGGTAATCATGATGATTGGATGAACAAGTTTGTAGATGAACATCCATTTTTAAAAGGATATAGGTTTAAAGAATGCGTAAAATTAAAAGAAAGAGGTTACAAGTATCATCCAGCGGGAAAGTTTCTAAAAGTTGGGAATCTTCATTTCTACCATGGCCATCATTTCGCGGGAACTCATCATGCTCGAAATCACTTAATGCGTCTTGGTGCAAATGTAATGTACGGTCATCATCACGATTTACAGCAATCGTCAGTAACGCACATGGATGGGGTGAAGTCAGCGTGGAGTATAGGTTGCCTCAAGGATATGACAGAGGAGCAAAATGACTGGCTTGGAGGTAGAAAAATTAATTGGTCTCACGCTTTTGCTATTGTGGATTTCTTTGATAAAGGAAATTTTTCTGTTAATATCGTACAGATTGTCAACGGAAAAGCATCATTATGGGGAGAGTTAATTAAAGGATGAGTAGTTGGTTAATAGGATTTTGTTTTTTTATTATTTTTGTTATTTATGTTGCAAGCATAATAGTCGAAATAAAAAGGAATAAATAATAATGGAGATGTTTGATTTACTTGAACGTTTTGGTTTACCAGTTATGATGGTTATAGCTCTCGGTTTATACGCAAAATCTCAAACGGCTTGGATTCAGGATGAATTGCAAAAAGAGCTACGAGAATCTTTTGAAAGGCTTGAAGGAATAACTATTAAGCTTATAGACGCTCAAAAACAGTCTTTAATGGAAACAAAAGAGATTAAGGCTAGTTACCACGCTATTGTAGAAATACTTGCTAGTTTAAGCGGAAATGGTCTTAAAGAGAAATTTGTAACAAAAAAGAGAAGAAACAACAATGAATGGTAAAGGTGACAAGCAAAGAGTTAGATGGTCAAAAGATTTTGCTAAAAGATTTAATTTAATATTTAACAACAAGGAGAAAAAAACTCATGGTAGACATGATAATAACTTACTTAAAAAGCAATAAAGAAGAAATTGTAGATGGAATCAACAAAAAAGTAAACATTCCTCTAGTCTCAGAAGCAAAAGAAGAAGAAATATTTGATTCTTTATTTGATGCTGTAATGGAAGTTTTAGAAGCAGTTTTAAGTAAAAAGAAATAGTGCCAAAAGAAATATATAAAATAGAAGCGTTCGAGGGTGGGATAAATCAAAAAGCCGACCCTCGTGATATTGCAGACAATCAACTAGAAGAAGCATTTAATGTAGATGTTTCAAATCCTGGTCGTATAACAATGACAGGAGATGGAACTTCTCCGTATGTTAATATAAATGCTAAAAGCAAACAAGTTTCTCCATCAGAAGATTCAAGTTCTTTATTAATAAATAATTCAAATTTAACAAACGGATATGGGTTATTTACTTTTTCACATGACTATAATATGGCTGATACTCCTAGTGAGGTAGCTTCAGATTTTATATGTATTAATGATGGAGCAAAAATTCATATATGGGATTCGTGTTATGATTCTGTAGCTGGAACAGACCAATGGCTTCTTTCTAAAATTAATTTAGGTGAATCTAATTTTAATGGTAATGGCGATGAATGGATAGAAAAAGTAAAACCTATTTATTATAAGGCTGATAATGGACTAAGAGTATGTGATGGTCAATTTTGCAGTCAAGACACAGGAGCTTTAACTAATGATGCTTCATTTCTTTCTAGTGACACTTCATTTACTTCTGACACTATCACGTTATTAGAAGGTCAATACATTAAGATTAATAATGAAATTATGCAAGTGGTTAGCAGCGTAACAAATGGAACAAATGTGTCTGTTAAGCGAGCCCAATTTGGGACTATAGCATCTTCTCACGATGATAATTCAAGAATACGTACTATTAATCTACCTAAAGTATTGTCGCATATTAAAAGACCAGTGCTAGAAAAAGCACGGCTATATACTAATGAAACTACTTATACAAATGCATCTGCAAATATAGAAATTAATACATGGAAAGAAGATGTCCAATGCTTAGAGCCTGCTAATAATTATGCAGCAAGTGGTCAATCTCATGGATTAGTTGTTTATGATGGCAAAGTTACAGGTATGGCTACTACAGGGACAACAGGAGGGACGCCATTAGATGAAATGATAGTAGAGCCTGATGCTCCAGAAAAAGTTTTATTTAGTATTCATGAAAGCAATAGTGCTAATGATAATGTCCAAGATATAACAGGAGTAGAAGATGGTGATGTTATAAATGGAAATAATGCAACAACTTTAATTGCGGACAGTTCAATAAATTTCCCTGAAGAAGGGTTTACAGTCGGGAAACATGTAATAGTTACAGGCTCTACTAACTATGATGGTTTAGCAGAAATTGTTGCAATAGGGTCTACAGCTAATAAAATTAAAGTAGCTATAGGTTTTGTTGATGGAAGTCAAGATTCTGGATTTAAAGTGCGTTTAGAAGAAAATAGAATTGATGAAAATTTACAAAATAAATATATATTTGGAATGTCATTTGTATATGATGGAGGCGGTAGTGAAAAGCAGGAATCTCCTGTAAAAGCAGGATACGTTCATTCTGGTCTAATAGCTCATGATGCATCTATTGGCAAAACTAATAGTGGTTGGAAAACACATAATGCTGCTCAAGACACTTTAGCTGATTTGGCGATAGAAGATGATGATGGCTCAGGTTATAGCACTTGGATATTAAATGATGGAACATTTTTCTTTCATGACAGCGCAAGCGCAGTTAATGAAAGTACATATTTAATATACGACGGCAACTCGTTGGCTGACGGAGATTATAAAATTGCTATTGATGTAGCTGAGGTAGGACAATTAAGAATATACCCTCCTGGGGAAAACGCCACTTCTTTAGGAGGGACTGTGGGTGATGGTTCTGGAGATAGTGTATTTGTGACAATTAATACTCCAGGAGTATATTTATTTCATGCTAAAAAACATACTACTTCAGAAACTGATACATTCAATTTTGTGTGTCAAGGGGTTAATGTTTCAGGGGATATTAGAATTAATAGTGTACAAGTATTTAAAGAGACTCCCGTAGAAATGGATGCTAATAATGCAATAGATATGAGGGGATTTGAAGGTATTCCTAAAATGTTTTCTAGTTTTAATATGAATACAAGTTCACAATATAAATGGAACGAACGAATAATTGGTTATAGAATATATATGAAGCAAGTAGATTCTGCAACTACTACTTTGTCAGATGAATGGCTTTTAGCTTTAGACGTTAATTTACAATCAGGTGAATATATTAATTATGCAAATGAAGCAGCAGAACAATATTTGCATTTAGGTCAAAATTGGAAAAGTGATGATACTGGGGTAACAGATACATTTTCTGATTCTTTTGTTTGTACTGAAAAATTAGGTGGAAATAGTACTGGACGTTCTAATATGGACACTCTTAGGAATATTCCTCTTAGAACGTATGAATCAGAGAATGGCTATAAAGCAGATACTAATACAGCTGCTATGTACAAAACAGCAACAATAGTAGACAGAAAAGTTTTTATAGGTAATTTAAAAATAGGAGAAAAAACATATCCTGATAGAATGATTGAAGCTCCTGTAGATAGGTTTGATACATTCCCAGACGATGGATTGCATTATATAGATATTGCTGTAGGTGATGGCGATGAAATTGTTAAGCTAGAGTCAATAGGAAACAAGCTTATACAATTTAAAAAGAAACATGCATATTTGATAGAAGTGTCTTCTGAAGGTGTCGACGTACTAGAAACATGGGCGCATAAAGGAATAAAATCTGCAGCACAATCTATTCTTGCTGGTAATGGAGTTGTATGGGTTAATGATAGTGGATTATATTATTATAATGGCACCGATTTAAAAACAATTACTAGTGATTCATTTCAGTCTGATTCATGGCAAATAGGCGAAAATCCAGCTAAACCTACTATACTTGGATATGATGAATCTTCTAATAAAGTAATAATATTAACTATGAATGTTGAGTCAAAAAATAGCGGCGGATATATTTATGATATACAAAATGCATCATTAACTGAATGTCAAAATTTATTTAATTCATATCCTATTTCTTTAGAAAATGCAATGATAGATGCAAATGAAGATGACAATTACGATATATTAGATATTATTAATATGCAAAATGAAGGTTCACTTAATCAAGATAATGCAGATTTAATACTACCTGGGTATATTTATGGAGAAAATATTCCTATTGTTCCTGATGAAATATTTAGAAGTAACATGATAACTACAAAAGATAGAAAACTTTTACTGGCAACTAACACTTCTACAGGGCCTACGCATGTAGGATTTACAGTATGGACTAATAATGCAAGACCATTATATAATTTTAATTCATCTGCAAATAGTTTTCTTTTACAAACTAAAGATATTGATTTTGGCAATATAGCAAGAAGAAAAAAAGTACATAGTATTTATGTATCATTTAAAGCACAATCATTTATGTCAGGAGTTATTGTTAAGTATGCAACAAATGGTTCTAATAATTTTAATGGCGAATTTAGCAATACTACATATTATAGTAAGACTAAAGGTTTTGATGCGTATAACGCAGGAACGTCTAGCAATGAATGGATAACAGTAAAATTAAAACCAGAAAATTCTATTAATAATATACATTCAATGCAATTACAATTTAGTTTTGCAAATGCTGGAGATTTAGATAATTTAGAAGCAATAAGTGCATCTGGAGCAAACACTGTTACGTTAGCTTCAAATGCTTCTGCATCTGACGATAATTATAATGGGATGCCTATATATTTTTATCACGGCCCTGGACATTCCTATTATGGAAAAATTACTGATTACAACGGAACAACAAAAGTTGCTACAATATCTCCAGTTCTTAGTGCTGCCGTAGACACTACTACAACTTATGATATTGGCTTTATTCCAAAACGATTTGCAATTAATGATATTGCTATTGTATATAGAGAAAAGTCTGTTAAATAATGTCTAAACGACCATCAAGAGGAGTAACAAGTGGCGTAGGAACTCCTACTAAAATGACTGGTAGGGATGGCGATTTAACAATAAGAAAAACTAGAGAAGGTAAAATTTTATATGTTAAAGAGCACGGTTCTTGGCATCCTATCAATACAGGCGTAGATACAGTTCAATTAAAAAAAAATGTAGATAAGCTTATACGTTCTGTAAATACTATTAGAAACGATAATAGTCCATTTTTAACCATAGATACTCTTAATGTTAGAAGAGATACGATTAAGCTTGGTACAAGCGGTACAGGTTTACAAATTAAAAATAATAGTGCAGATTTTGAAATTGTATTTGATGATAACAATAAAAAAATAATAGGTGGTTCAAGTAGTAAAGTTGTAAGAGATGTAAATGATGGCAATCCTTCATGGCAAATAGGCTCATCTGATACAGAAAATTTTAAAATACAAACTACATATGCATCAGGTGCAAAAGGCCTTGATAAAGTTTCTATTAATACTAATACTGCTAGTAGCTTAATAAATCACGGTCAAATATCTTTAAATGTAGATGGTGAAGATAAATTAATTTTAAATGATTCAGCTCATGAAATTTTAGTAGATGGAGTAACTGCTTCTGATGTAGATGCAAATAGCCAGCCAGTAGGGATACATATTAAAAATAAAGCTAGTCATGCATCTAATACGAATACACGAAGTTCAATACGTTTTTCACAAAAAATGTCGAATACAGTAAGCGAAACTTTTGATGAAGTTGCATCAATTGTTTCTGGTTCAGAAGGAACATATAATAGTTTAGCTTCAACTGCAGATGGATATTTATCATTACAAACTGCATTAAATGGGACTTTAACTGAAAGATTAAAAATAGCTTCTAATGGAGATGTTACTATAAATGATAAAATAATTACAAGTGGTTCATTTACTTTAGATTCAGGCTCAAATATTGAACTTAATGCTGATGGCGGTTTAGTTAACTTTAAAGATGATTCAGTAAGTATGGCTCAAATTAGTTCAGGTAAAATAGAATTGTATCCTACTGATGCAGATGACTATATGAGACTTGCTGCAAGCACTAATGGAGCTACAACTCTTTTTACTAATGATGATTCTGGAGGCAATAATGCTGATTTTACTTTAAATATTGCTGGAGATATTTGTTTAGATTCAGCAAATGGTAATTTTATAGCAAAATATAATGGCACAGAATTTAGTGCAGCAAATAGTGCTTATGCTGGCATGATACTTGGATATACTTGCTTGAGAGGCGATGGCACAAATATAAGTTCTTTTGAAATACAAAATTCTTTAACGGTAGAAGATGCTACACATAAAGTTAGTTTTAAAACACCTCCAAGCGAAAAGGTAGAAATAGAAGCAATATTTTTAGTTAATGCAAGCAGTACAGATACAAGGATAGCTGTTGGATTAAGCGATAGCGACACATATAATTCAGTAGGTCAAATACATGAATACGATGGTAATGCAGTTTGGTTTACTGACGATGAAGTAGATGATAGTCTAATAACTGTAAAATTTGTATTAACTTCTACTGAACTTGCATCTATTGGTTCTGATAATACATTTTGGATTGGAATATCGACCGATGGTGTAACAAAAACTGCTTATTTAACTTATGGATTAAGGTCATCTCATGGAGTAGGAGAACATCCATTTGTAATTAAGGCAACAGCATTGCCAGCTACTATATATGATGGCACATAATTTTACACTATGAATAAACAAAAAAATTACATAAATTACTAGTTAAGCTAGAGGAGAAATACATGACGATACAAGAATTGGCAAGATTAGCAAACGTAGGAGGAAATATACGTCGTCAGCGTATGAATCGAGAACGTAGAGCTAAAGCAGAAAAACTACTTAGTGAACGTACTGACCAAGCAAAAGAATTATCAAAAAAAGAAATGAAGGGTGGAAAGTTTTTAGATGCAATTAAGTTTGGAGCTAGTTTTTTTGGCCCTACTGGTCAAGCTGTTAGTGCGGCTCTTAGTCTTGTTGATGCATTTGCAACTGCAAAAGCTTTAGATAAATTTAAAAGTGAGTTTGATACTAATATTCCTAAAGAATTAAAAGGCACTCCATATGAAAGTATATTAAAAAGTCAAATCGGTGGGCTTGAAGAACAGCTTGAAGGAGCATTGACATCAAGAAAACAAGCTAATACATTACAAGAATTATTGACAGCTGGATTAAAACTTGGTAGTGCTAAAATACCTGTTAAAGAGCCTACTGGATATGGATTTTCTGTGCCATCAGGTTCGACTACACTGTTTGACAGGTTTTTGCCTAAAGACAAAATGTCTAGTAAATTTTTAGAAAAAGCAATTCCTGGCTTAGGAACTGGTAGAACGATAGCATCTACAAATCTTGGCGATACTTCTTCTACAGTACTAGATTTAGGATTATTTGGCAAATCATTTTTAGAAGATTTACTCGATAAAGATTCTACTGCTACATCTCCTGAAATTCCACTTGCACCAATTGCATCAACTAGAAGGAGGATTAGATAATGGCTAGTTATTTAACGCCAGATTTTTTATTATCAGATATTAATGAATTATTAAGGACATCTAGTTTGACTCAAGATGAATTTGAAGATAGATATTTAAGTGGAGATATTAATCCTGCTTTTGGTGGAAGAACTCGATATTATTATGATTTTGATTTTGGCGACGCATACAGCGGGGAATATTACGATGAAGGTGGTAGTGCTTTTGCAGCTGATAGGACTTTAAAGGGAGCTAGATTTTACAGTAAAGACGATGCTTACGAAGCTTATTTAGATTCTCTTAAAGCACGAGATGATGTAACTCTTGATAGTGAGCGTGATAGTGTTGATAATCAAATTTTTGGCGTACAAAAAGCTAATATATTTGACCCTCAATCGCTTGCAGAAGGAATATTAAAGGCAAGAGGAGATGAGCCATCATCGCAAACTGGTGTTGGACTTACTGCATTTACTCCTAAAATGTTTAAAAGATTACGTACAGAATATTATCAACCTGAGATTGAACAAAGAAGAGGTTCTTTAGTGGACAGACTAATTTCAAAGCAGAGGATGGCTAAATCTATAGGAACAGGGATAGCTGGTTATGGAGGTAGAAGTCGTGCTCAACAAGCTGTAAGCGAGCAATTTGAAACAGGAGTAGAAGATATTTTTTCTGATATTCAAAAAGAAAAAGCTGGAGCTTTGCAAGATATATATGATGTTCTATCACAATACGAGGCAATTTAATGGCTAAAATAGTACCACAGGGATACGCAAATATAGGCGCATATAATGAAAAAGATAGGTTTATTGAGCTACTAAGAACTATTGACAGTATAGGTCAATCATACACAGCAGCTCAACAACAACAAGAGGCTTCTGATATTAGTGCCATGCAGGCATTATATCAAACTATTGACAATTATAATACTCCAGCAGAATTAGATAGATTAAATAACTTGAGAAAAAATATAGCTTCAGATAATAGAATTTTTGATAATGAAATAGGGAATGTATTAAATGAAACATTTGATTTTGCTATTTCTAAAAAACGTAGTAATTATACCGATGTAAAAAATCAAGCAAGTCAACTAGCAACTGAGCTTATGAGCTCTAATAATGTTTTAGGGACACCGTTATATGAACTAACTGAAGCAGATTTAGTTCGTTCTTTTACTGATAATATTGCTAAAGAAAAGAAAGAAGGTGGATATCTTGCTAGTATTGCTGAAAGAAGAATGCAAGCTGCAGGGTTTAATTCATTAATTCAAAATTTTGTAGGCGTAGATGGTCGTGGAAATTTGAGGACAATACCTTCAATGAAAATCCCTTACACAAGAGATGATGGGAGTACAGGAGAAATGTCTTTAGCAGAGTTAATCAAAAGACAAGCTAGGCATGATGAAGTTTTACAAGGTGTATTTTCAGGGGCAGCCATTGATGGAGTTATATCTCCAGAGCAAGCTTCAGTAATCGTATCATTAACTGGAGAAGAAGGTTTTGATATTGATGCTTTTATAAAAACTGGAGAAAATCAGAGAAAAATGTTTACAAACGAGTTGAAATTCAGAAGAGGCTCAAATAAAGACGCTATTACTAAATTAAGTTCAATACTTAGAACTTATAAAGAAGGTCAAATTAATGAAGCAGCATATGTAAAAAATGTTAAGGATTTTGCTAACAATGAAGACGTGCAATCTGTAAATCCAGTTGCTTTAACTGGAGACCCAGAAAAAGATACTGAAGAATTTTTTAAACAACTTCAATCAGGAAATATAGACAAAGGTTTATTTACAGTAATGCTAAATGACCTTATAGAAAAAAATGATGCAGGTATTAAGAGAGCTATACGAGGGTTAGAAGCTTGGGATGTAAAAGGTATTTATGGTAATATAGAACCAGCTGATGAAGATAAAACTCCAAAGCTACCAACTAAAGATAAAACTCCAAAGCCATCAACACAAGATATGACTTCTAAAGTTGACGAGATGAAAGATACTATGGAGACCACAATTGATTCTTTTAGAAAAGATTTGGCTGATGATGCAGGAAGCATTGATATTTCTGACTTAGATGTAGGTGGCTTTGCAGTTAACACCGAAGAATCTACAGAAAACAAAGAATCAAAAGTCGACAAACAAAAAAATGCTACAGAAAATAAGTTTGATAGTTTCTTGTCTGGCTTAAATCTTGATTCTAATCAATTGTCAAAAAACGAAAGAGATTATATTGTTAGTAAGTCTTCTAGTGGTTTTACTACAAATCAATTGCTAAATCTTGTAAAAAGATATAAAACTGAAAAAAATCCTAGTAAGCGTGCAGTAATACAAGAATATATTGAACAATATATTAAATAAAATATATAATGACAGTAAATAATCAAGACGATTTAATACAATATTTTAGAAATAAACGACCACAATTCACTCAAGACATGAGTGATTTAGACGTTTATACTTATGGGAAAAATTTACTTTTTGAATCTCAAGGTGTAGAAGTCCCTGATTACGAACCCCCTGCAAATAAAATAGAACCTGAGCAAAATGCTCCAATGTTAAGCAATCGATATCAAGATGTTGATGTTTCTCCAGATGCGTCAAAAGGATTTTTAGAGTCTGTATATCAAATAGGTTTAAGTGGAGCGTCTGAGATGTTTACAGATTCAGGTATTCCTATATTAGGTATTTCTCCAGAATTTTTTAGAAAGTCTTATAATCAATCTTTAGTTGGCCTTGCATATCAAGCAACGTATGGTAAGCCAAAATATGATATAGGTGATTATGACCCAGGATGGGGAGCAGAAGTAGGTAGTTTTATTACAGGTATGGCTTCTCCTATGGAAATTGCTTTATATGTTTCTGGGGCAGGATTAGGAGCAAAGGCAGCACAAGCATCTACCGCTGTAGCGAAAGCAACAGGAGTTAAATCTTTAGTTAAAACTGCAGCCCCTAAAAACAAATTATTAGCCAAGCAATTAGTAGAATCTGGCATACAAGATGGTACTGCGTTTGGAATGATATCTTCTGCTTATGCAGCCACAGCCTCTGCGGCAAATCAAAAATCTGAAAAGGGCAGTATTGATGTGTCTCAAGTAATGTCAGATGCTGGAGATGGATTCTTAGAGTCATTTCTTATAGGTTTCCCTGCGGGTGTTGTAGGTAGAGGGTTACTAGGGTCTAAGTATGCAATGAAAGTAAATGCTGCAAAAGAGGGTGGAGAAACTTTATCTGCATCACAAAAAGCATTATATGGACTACCTGGACAAGCATCTGTAGAGACCGTAGCGTTCGCTACACTACCTTCATTCTACAAAGAGATTGGATTAAATAATTTTAAAGACTATCCTATGATAGGTTCTGATGAGTGGTTTACAAATGTAGCTGCTGATGGTTCGATGGTTGCATCGTTGTTTGCTGGTGGTAAAATTTTATCTAAATATAATATGTCAAAAGTTGCTGCTAAAATAGAAGACATAAATATAGAAGAAGGGCAAATGAATAATGATATGCTCGTTAGAGTTCGTCAAAATTTAAAGAACCCTGAGCTATCAAGAGAAGTTATTGAAGAGTTAAATTTACAAGACGTAAATCTTTTTGATGATATTAAAAGTTTAAAAGATTTTAAAGAACGTTCAACGAAGTTAGAGAAGATTGCAAATAAATATACTGATGAGCAGATACAAGCTAATAAAGTATCTAAAGAAGATGCAAGATGGATGGCAGAAGATGGAGCTAGAACGCTTAATGAGACTAGAATTATACTTGATAGTGTAGCTAAAGATAACGTTAAATTAAAATCTGCTTTTGAATCAATGACAGATAAGCCTTTAACTGACAAACAATTTTCTACAATGAAAAATGATTTAAATACAAGCATAGGTCAAATAGTAGATGTGTTTGATGATGTTAATTATCAGTTAACAGGTATACCAAAAACTGATGTTCAGCAACAATCTTTATTTCAAAAAACTACTAAGGGTGATATAGAGCCTGTAAAGCCTGTTTCTGAGAAGAAAATAAAACTTATAGAGGATACGCAGGCTAAATATAAATCGTTTGTAAAACAGCCTAAAAAGAAAGTAAGTGCTTTACAGTCAAAACAAATAACAGAGTTTGTTGCGACTCGAGCTGGCATAAAAAATCCTGCTAAATTTAAATTAAATGACCCTAATACAACACAGGCTGACATTAACAGATTTTCTAAACAACTTGATATAGATTCTTCTAAAAACTTAATGAAGCTATCTAATAAAGCAAATGAATTAAGAACAATGGCAAGGGTTGACAAACTAAAAGATACTGTGCTTAGTAAGACGCAAAGCAACAAAGTATTAACAGCACTAGGTGTCCCTAACGGAGATATTGTGCGTGCTAATAGCAGACAGCTTGCTGAGTTTGAATATACTATTAAAGAGCCTGCAAAAGATATTCCTATTGACAATGAACAATATTTATATGATGCAAAAGTAGAGAGTGACGCATCAAAGTTTAAAAAGATAAAAAAGCTTGAAGGTATAATGGGTAGTGTAGCTAAATCTTTTATACCAGTATGGGAAGTCGTTGAAATGCTTGGGGAAAAAGAATTAAGTAAAAAATTACTAACAAGAGCAAGCATTGAATCCAATCATTATGCAAAGTTTCTTACATTTCAAGATAAATTTAATTCATTATATAAAGTCAATAAAATTGAACTTAATAATGTTAAAAATTCTTTATATCTAATGGATATTGAACGACACTTAGAGCGATTAAATAAAAATATATTAAAACCATATGAGCGCAAGTTTATTAAAAATACTTTTGAAAGTGATTATGCTATTGTTGAAAAAGATAAATTTAAATTCAATAATAAAAAATATAAGCGTGTTATAGATGCTGTAAAGAAGAACAAAGATGGCAAGCCTGCTACAAGAGAAGCAGAAATAGCGTTAATGTGGGATGACTACAGACAATATAATAAAGATGCAATTAATGTAATTATTAAAGCAGCGTTTAAATCCGAATCGGAATACAAAGAATTTTTAAAAAATCATCCCATCAATTGGATAGAAGACAATGTATATCTTACTCGTACTACAACAAAAGAATTTAGAGAGCTATTTGATGAGTCAAATGGCGGGAAGTATTATCATAAACTTGTAGAAGAGCCTAAGAATAAATTAGCGAAAAGGCTTGCACAAGAAAAATACAAAAAGAAAGATGTAACAAAAGAACAGATAGCGGAGTTTGATGAGATTGCTAGAATGGAAGTAGAAGCTTCTCTTAATGATATGTTTAAATTCTCAAGAGCAAAAGCAACGTCTAGTGCATTAAAAACAAGACACATTAAATTACCAGAAGTTATAGAAATTAATGGTGAGAATGTTAAGGTATATGAAACTAATTTTGATAGATATATACAGCCATACGCTGCAGGGATGTCAAAGTTTTTGGCTAATGGTGAAATATTTCCAGATATGGTTAAGTTAAAAGATACAAACATTAAAGGCAGGCAAACAGAAGCCCTAATAGGCTCGTTAAAATTAAAAAATAAACAATGGGGTAATTGGTTAGAAGTTCAAGTAGATAAAGAGCTTGGTATCAATAAAAGATTGTATGGAGATAATGGTGTTATTGTTGCAGCAGCAAATAGTATGGCAGGAATCTATTCTAAGACTGCGCTAGGTTTTATAACCGCTGGTGCTAAAAACTTATTTTTAGGTCAAAATATTAATATGTCATCATTTTATTTGCGAGATTATATGAGAGGCCTTGTTTTATCGATGTCAAAAGATTTTAGGAATGATGTTAGGATGACTCTTGATACTTCTGTTGGTGTGGGGCATATTACTGATATAAGAACTAATAAGATATGGGATGCTATGTTTGCACTCGGAGGTATGAAGCCTACAGAGAATGCGAATAGAATTATTGCAATAGCTAGTGCTAAATATGATGCGGCTAGGTTGGTAAAAATACTTCAATCTTCAGGCTCGTCAGAAAAAGCTATTAGAAATGCAACAGATAGATTAAAAGAATTTTATCACATGAGTGATAGACAAGTTGGTCTATTTAAAAAGTATGGTCTAAATGGGGTTAATGGACATTCTTTTAAAAACTCTTTTGAAAAATCAAAAATAAAAAGAGAATTAGAAGTAATGTCTAATCAAATCAATACTTATGCACATATAAACACTCAAGGCTCTGCTCAAGGATTATTTATGCCAGATTACTGGGATAAAGGTATGGTTAAGCCAATGCTTTTATTTAAAAAGATGGCGTATCAGTTTAACAGAAATCAATTAAGAAACTTTCAATTAGCAAAAAAGAATAATGATTATATAAAAATTGCAATGATGGGTCTTGCTCCTATTGCTACAGGGCAAGCATTAATATCAATGTATAGCTATCTTTTACAGTCAAATGTCCCAGAGGAAAATTCTAACTGGGATACTTATATGAAAACATTGCTTGTAAGAGGTGAAACATTTGGACTTGCCACCGATGTGCTTAGAATGATGGACGGAGAAGGTGCAGATATGACTGTATATCCTGCTTTATATGAATGGGGTAAAGCGTTTGTAACTGCTCTTAGAGCCCCTATAGAAGGAACTAAAACTAAAAGTCAATCATTAGAAGACCTTTTAAAGAACACATCTTCAGCTTATAGAGCGTACTTATCTAATATAAGAAAGCGAGGAGAGAAAAACGCTCTTAATAAAGGCTCGTCTAAATACAGAGCATTATATTACGAGTTTAAAAATGAAGTTATGCCTGATAGGCCTGATTTTGGAGACAAGATACTAACCACTAGACAACCATTTTACAGAGAATTAAAAGAAGTTTTTCTTATGGGAACTCCAGATGAAGCGGCCAGACAATATGCAATAACTGTATATGGGGTTGCAACAGAATTTTATAGGAATGATGTCGATAAAAATGGAGAGCATACAAACTATGGAGGGCCCAATGGATATGCTGAAGCTGTAAAAAAGGCAGTTTCACAAGTAAAAGGACTAATTACTAGAATGAATCCTAATATTTTATCTCCAGTTAAGAAAAAGCCTGAACTAACTGCTAAATGGGTGAAATGGCTTAATAAAGATGAAAAAAGAGGCAAAGTATATATGTATGAACTCAGGAAATTAGAGGGTCAATACTTTACAAAAGTAGATGAAATGGAAAAGTTAATACATAAATATTTACGAGACCCAGAGGCAGTAAAGTTAATAAAAAAAGCGTTAAAATAGTTCTTTAATTGGTAGCAATACCATCTGACTAGAGTCAAAATCTCCACCCATTACAAGCCTAGCTTTTTCTTCTTTTAACAATCTTCTAATCTTATCTTTCAAATCATCTACTGAAAATATAAATCCACCCTCTATCTTATTATTATAACTCAGTAAATGTATCCAAACTGCAGAGCCTGTAGTAGAAATACCTGATGGAACGCCATTGCATCTAACCTCTACAGCTATATTGCCTGTAGTTTTCCATATATCGCGTTCTGTCTTAACTTCTATCATGGTGTTGCCATTCTGCATGTCTTGGACAAAATCCTCTCCAATTTTGCCAAACTCTAAGTCTAAATCAAACTTCTTCATTTCTTCGTATGTTATGCCCACTAGTTTGCCTCCTTCAGCTACTCGTTTTAGTTCTCCAAATACTTCTGCTATGTCACTTAATTTTAGCAATGTTCTTTCCATAGTCTGCTAGAAGCACAGCGTCTGCTGTTGCTAATATGATTTTCTTAGCTACCTTTGGATATTTTTTCTTTGCCAGTTCTTTTAGATAGTTCTTGCGGTCTTTTTTGGAAAGCTTAGGAGGGCACCCCATGGATTTTATCCATGTTTGAGGAGTCACGTAATATGTTTTTATTTCGTGAGAAGAAACGATACCCTCCCAATTTCCATAGTTTTGTGCAAAGGTAAATATAGATGCTTTGCCATCTGTAGGTCGTGCCCAGACTTTTTCAAGAATCACACGGATGTTACTAGGAGGAGTGTCGCCTATGAGTAACGCGAATATCATAGACATATCATCGACTGTTCCTGGGCACTTATTGACCTTCATTGTTTTACCTTGTAGCGTTGCTATACCCCCACTCTTACCAGGGTCTATACCTATATATTTAATTAATTTTGAGTTGCTCTTTGGCATAATTTGCTCCATATACAGGTATTGGCAGTTCATCGTATATCGTACAGATATCTCCATGGTAACCAAGCGTAACCTCGCCAGTCTCACCATAACGTACTTTACTGGCAACAAGATGTAACTCATTTTGACTTGCAGTTGCAGGGTCTACTTTATATTTATTATATATAAAGAATACGTTCTCTGCTACTTGTTCTATAGCTCCAGACTCTGCAAGGTCAGAAAGTTGTGGTCTTTTAGCCTCGCCACCTCTTGTTTCTAAATACCTGTTAAGTTGTGATGCTAGGATTACAGATGCATTACTTTCTTTAGCAAGCCATTTATATGCATTACAAATCTCCTCAAGCTGTAGACGTCTTGTATCTTGTCTTGTTGAAGGGGTTATAAGCTGTATATAATCATCTATAATAACATCGGGTTTAAACTTCTTTACTTCTGATGCAGTTTTAGGAAAGTCTCTGACATCATCAAACATAATAAACTTGTCTTCGCTGTACTTAGATGTAATCTTTTTTTGAGATTGTCTCAGAAGTTCTACAGTTTTCTCTGAGAATATTCCACGCCTCACATCTCTATAGTTTAGTTTAGGTTCTTCTATACATATTAATTTTTTAAGCACCTCTGTATTAGGTAGCTCTCTATTAAACACCGCGACTTTAAACCCTTTCCCCACAAGTGATGCAAGTAGATTTACAAGGAACGTAGTTTTACCATGACCTGGTCTGCCACCTACAATCGTAATCTCTCCTCTTGTAAGACCACCTGCGAAGCTATCTATCTTTGGATACCCAGTACGTATCATTCTTTTATCGCCACTACCCATGCTTTTAACTGTCTCTGACATCGCCTCGTCAATGCTAAATTTCATGCCTGGTCTAACTTTTATAAGTTCTCCCATAAGCGTATGTGCATCACCAATTAACTCATATACATCTGTACCATAATGTAATACATCATGCTTTATTTTATCAGACTCTTGTACGATTCTACGCAAAAGATATTTCTCATATATTTGATTTGCATAAAACTCTGCTGCTCCTGGTGCAGTCTCGCTGCTTGTGCATTTGGTTACATAATAAGAGGTTAATCCAATTTTGGTATCATGTGCATTTAAAGCTGAACAAACACTTAACATATCAATCAATTGATTAGCTCTTTTAAGTTCAGTTATTTTATACCAAAGTTTTCTTGCTTTGTCTTGATAAAATCTTCAAAGTTCAAGATTATTTTCCTTTGCTATGCGTGATATTGCCTTTCTAAGTCCCTCTAG